GCACGTTTAAATAAAAGTTGACACGCCATCATAAATATCTTACAATACTACTATAGAGGACTAGGGTGTTCGACCCTCTTTAAATATTCCGCACACTCCATAACCAAGGAGTATAAACATGGCAAAATATATTAGTACAAAAACATACAGACATTTAGGTCCTGTTGCATACAGACAGTGGCGAGCAGATTCACATTGTAATCTTATCCACGGATATGCACTGAGTTTTCATTTCGAGTTTGAAACTGATGACCTTGATGCTCGAAACTGGGTAGTTGACTTTGGTGGATTACGTCCACTAAAGGATAGCTTAGAAGACTGGTTTGATCACACTCTGCTAGTAGCACAGGATGATCCAGACCGCGACACACTACTAGAACTAGGCAAAAAAGGCCTAGCAAAGATTACAGAAGTTGAAAAGACTGGATGCGAAGGTTTATCAGACTTTTTGTATGAGTATGTAAACACAATATTTTTACCTAGTTGGGAACCTGGCACTAGGGTATGGTGCTGTAAGGTTGAGGTAAGAGAAACTGACTCAAATATGGCTATGCGAGTTGGTCACAGAGAAGATGGAGAATTCGATGTTTAAGTGCATTATGAAATGGCTAGGAGTTGGTGATACACCTGCTGTCATTACAGAAGCTGAGCTTAACAAGATGACAAAGAAGGAAATCGATGACTGGGCAGAAGGTCATGGTATCAGCCTCGATCGTCGTCTTACAAAAGCTAAGATGATTGATACACTAAAAACCCACATAGTTGTAGACTAAGGGAACAATAATGTGAGTTATGTAATAAGTTATCCAGGCGGAGCCTATGGAAATTTTGTAGGTTTTACTCTTAGATGGCTGTTAGGTGAGTATCCAGTTGATTATAGACCTTTTACTAGTCAAGGCAATAGTCATGATTGGGATAGTAAATATTTGAGAGTTGAAAAGTATGGTTTAGACGGACTTAAACCAATGCTTAACGAGGACACCTTTAATATTCTTCATCCTAAATGGGAAGAAAATCATAATCTTATAAGTCAGTTAGAATTACTAACCAATTATTATAATAAAGTTTTATACATATTGCCTTCATTTGAGGACTGTGTATGGATTTTGAATAACAGGCAAAACAAAATATGGGGGGAAGGTTGGATAACGCATCAAAAACATGAATTTAAAAATTTAGATGCATGGGAATCGAATGCAGAAGAAATTTGGGAAATGCGAGAATTTCTTAGCCTTTACCTATATGATCAGTTGTTATCAGAGACAGAACTACTAAGTGTTGTAGACTATAAAGACTATGATAGTAATAAAATTAAATTTGTTTATATGAATGAATTAAGAGACAAATTTATAATAACATTCAAAGATATGTGCAACTGGTTAAACTTACAAATATCACGTACAGATTCAGACATATTCCAACTAGAAAAAGATTGGAAAAATCATGAAAGTTTCTTGTACAAAGATATGTTGATTAACGATCTAGTTAATGCTATAATTGACAATAAAAATTTATCTATGGAAAATCTTACTCTTGTAGATGAAGCAATGATTCAACGGCAGCTACGCAATAAAGGTTTTGAATTGCAGTGTTACAAATTAAACAAATGGCCTAAAACAACTAGCGAATTGAGAGAACTTATATATGAAAATTAGATATACTGAAGCGTTTTATTCAGTTCAAGGAGAAGGTCGCTGGACAGGTGTACCCAGTGTTTTCCTTCGTATGTATGGTTGTAACTTTACTTGTCCTAAGTTTGGTATTGCTAGGAACAGTAACGAAACAGCAGAGCCTCAGATCCAAAAGATTGTAGATGAGATTGATAACTATGATACACTTGAGGATCTCCCACTTGTGACTGTAGGGTGCGATAGCTATGCTGCTTGGCACCCTGCATTCAAACGTTTTCAACATGATGTAGACATTGATCAGCTAGTTGATGATCTACTTGCACTTACACCAACAGGTGCTTGGTCACTAGATAATGGACAAGATATCCATTTGGTAATCACAGGCGGCGAGCCTCTACTAGGTTGGCAACGAGCATATATACAGTTGCTAGAACATCCACGCATGAAGGACTTAAAGAATGTCACGTTCGAAACCAATACTACACAATCTCTGTCAGAGGATTTCCAAACGTACCTCACAGATAATCAACAGGTACACATTACATTCTCTTGCTCCCCTAAACTATCGGTTAGTGGACATACTTGGGTTGATGCTATCAAGCCTAATGTTGCTGTTGAGTACGCTAGTCTTCCTAACAGCCACTTGTATCTTAAGTTCGTTGTTTCTGATGATGTTGATGTGGCAGAAGTTGATCGAGCTGTTGCAGAATATAGATCTGCAGGACTTGAAGCGCCGGTTTACCTCATGCCTGTGGGCGGCACAACAGACAGCTACTTCAAAAACGGCAGACAAGTCGCAGAGCTCGCCCTTGAAAAAGGATACCGATACAGTCCCCGCCTCCACGTCGACGTCTTCGGCAACGCCTGGGGAACTTGATCAGGAAGATAGATTTCGTAAAGCAGGCGCAGTATGAAAACAGTTTGGGTACGTCACGGTCAGTCAGAGTATAATGCTAAAAACCTAAGTACAGGTTGGCACGATCCTGAACTTACTGAACTTGGAGTACAACAAGCTCTTGCAGTCGCAGAAAAGTTAAAAAATAAGTATCAAGTTATTGCAAGTGTACACTGTAGTGACTTGCGTAGAAGTTTTTATACAGCTCGTATTATTATGTCAACTTGCCCTTGGTTCGACGACGTAAAGGTAGATAGTTTACTAAGAGAACGAGACTACGGCGACTGGAGTGGAAAAAACAAGGACGAGATTTGTGCAGAACTAGGCGAACGTGCTTTTATGAACGTTCGTAGAGGTTGGAATCGTGCACCGGAAAACGGAGAAAGTTTAAAGGAATGTGCTGCTAGAGTTGGAGCATTTATAAAAACTTTAGAGGACACAAATTTACCTCATCTTATTGTGTGTCATGGCAATACGATTAGAGCAGCAAGTGTAATACTAGGAAAGAACACTGCTGAATCAGTACGTGACTGGGAAATAGGAACAGGAGAGTTTATCGAATGGGACTCTTAGACGATGCAAAGAAAGCAGTAGGACTAGGACAGGCTAAAAAAGTAGAACAAAAGCCTGCACCTAGGCCAAAGAAAAAATCAGCAAAAGAGATCGCTACGGAAGCAGGCGAGCCTTGGGTATCAGTGCTCAACGTTGAAGTTGACCCTGCCAATCCAGGTAACGGTGCGTTTGAACTAGATTGGAACGAGCACTTTATTAAACAGTTATGGAAAGCTGGATATAGAGACGAAGATGAAAACGATATGGTTGATCGTTGGTTCCAGGATGTGTGCAGACACGTTGTTATGGAAAGTTACGAAAAAGAAGAAGCAATGGTCACTCGTAACGACTTAGGTGATGGCAGGACTGAATACAGATGATCCGAGCTGTACCTCGTCAAGTAGCAAGTAACTATCTCAACACAATGGGTATGAGTTGGCTGCTTAATACAATTATAACAGCTATGATTTTTGGTGCTCTTCTAAGTCCATTAGGATTTTTAATTCTTACACTTATCACTGACTGGTGTTGGTGGAGAGTGTTCAAACACGCAAACAATCTATGAAAATATATCTAAACGGTGATAGTCACACTGCTGGGGCTGAACTTTTAAAGGATTACTGCTTCGCTAAGGACGATCCTCAATACCTTCATATGGGAGAGCTAGCACACCCTCGTTGTTTGGAATTAAGTTACGGTGCAAAACTAAGTCGTACTCTAAACGCAGGCTACAACTGTGATGCTATTAGTGCTAGTAGCAATGCACGTATCTTACGAACCACTAAAAGGTTTATTAGCGAAAAAAGACCCGAAACTATTATTATTATAGGCTGGAGTACATGGGAACGTGAGGAATGGTTTCATAATGATTGGCACTATCAAGTAACAGCAAGTGGAACAGACAGTGTACCTGATAAACTTGCAGACAAATACAAGCAATGGGTTAATGAACAAACTCGTGAAGAGCTGATTAAAAAGCAGAAATACTGGCACGAACAAATATATCTATTACACAAAGACCTATTAGAACGTGATATCAAGCACGTTTTCTTTAACAGTTACAGTCACTTTGACAGTGTAGATCCTGTAGATTGGAACGACTGCTATATTGATCCTTATACACAAGCAGGCACATTTTGGCATTGGTGTAGTGCACAAGGATTCACTACGGTCAACAATGGTTACCATTATGGTGAAGATGCACACACCGCTTGGGCACAGCATTTGTTGCCACGGTTGACAACTGTTGAAAATGCTAGTAATATAGTTAGAGTAAAGAAGGCTAAGATCAACACAGTTTTAAGAGTGAATAGATGACTACATATCTGCTGGTAGATACAGCGAACACGTTTTTTAGAGCACGACACGTTGCTCACCGTGGCATGGATCAGTGGACCCGCTTGGGTTTTGCTATGCATGTAACTATGAGTGCAGTTAACAAAGCATGGCGCATCGCAGGTGCAGATCATGTGGTATTTGCACTCGAGGGTAGGAGTTGGCGCAAGGACTATTACGAGCCTTACAAGAAGAACCGTAAGGTTGCCCGAGATGCACTAACTGAAAAAGAACAGGAAGAAGACAAACTGTTCTGGGAGACCTATGATGAACTTACAACATTCCTCAAAGATAATTCAAACTGTAGCGTCCTTAGATGCGAAATTGCGGAAGCTGACGATATTATTGCACGTTGGATTGATATGCACCCTGGTGACGACCATGTTATCGTTAGCAGTGACAGCGATTTTGTTCAACTGGTTAGCGACAATGTAAAACAGTACAACGGCATACAGAATCAAATGATCTCATTAGAAGGTGTGTTTGATGATTACGGCAAGCCTGTAAAAGACAAAAAGACAGGCGAGCCTAAAGAAACACCCAATCCTGAATGGTTACTGTTTGAGAAATGTATGCGTGGTGATAGCACAGACAATGTGTTTAGTGCTTATCCTGGTGTACGCAAGAAAGGTACAAAGAACAAGGTTGGTTTGCTAGAAGCGTTCGAAGATCGTGCTAGCAAA